ATATAAGAAAGTACAGTGTAGATGCTCAACTTGTCTCCCAATATTAAACTTGCCCCATTGCACATTTGGCTCTGAGTCAATGTTATCAATCTTGCCAGTTACTTCATTTGTGTCTGGCATATACGGCGGGGTTAATACTTGACCGCCAACAGCGCCTGTACTGGGTCCTGTAAACCGATAAAGCGTTTCTAAGACGTTAGGCTCTGGTATTGCGTCGTCATCACAACGCCACACCCACTCATATCCCATCGTATTGGCACGTTGATGAATGTGGTGCTGACCTTTTTTATCAGCATACAACCACTCCCACGCAATACCCTTGATGTCTAACATCTGAAAAAAGTACTGGTAAATCATCTGACTGCGCATGTCTTGCGGCTCGTCATTATCATCAAAGATGACCAGCTTATCCACCGGTCTTGTCTGATTGATAATAGCGTTTAGTACCAGGGGCAGTGTTGTGAAGTACCGCCCCCGTGTTGCCACGGAGCACAGTACCTTACTCACTAGCTGTCCACCTACAGATCATCAGGTTGCAAGGATTCTCAGGTGTGATGTCTTGTGGCACATCTGAAATCTCACCCTGCTCGTTGATGTAGTTAAACTCAAAGCCGGGGAAGTGGCGCTCGTTCAAACCATGAATTTTGTGATGCGGGCCCCAGAAGCCTGGTGGCTCATTCATCGGCACGGTAATTAATAGGCGTTTGCAGTGCTTTTTAAACTTCTCGACAATCTCTAAGCCGTTGTCAAGGTGCTCAATTACTTCAAAGGCAACGATGGTATCGTACTGCCCTAATATAAATTCGTTTATATCGCCACTTACAAACAAGTTATTAGCACCAGGCCACCCTTGTTCTTTGGCTACATCAATAATAATTGGATCGTAGTCTAAACCAATGTAGTTAATGTTTTCTGGGAAAAACTGTCTACCATAGCCATTGGTACAACCAAGTTCAAATATTGAATTGCCAACTAAATTCTTTGCTGCCCAATTGTATCTTGTTACTTCGCGTGGGTATACGGTGTCACCCTTAAGGAATACTGCGCGTTCCCAAAAGTTTGACAGTCTCCAGCGGTACCACTCCGTGTTGTACTTCTTAGCCAACTTTAACGAGTTAACCAAGAAGATGTTATCCCAGCCCTGTACTAGGTTGGTGTCGTGCATGGTGCCTTCACCCTTGTGGTAGATTGGGAAGTTACCTGTGTACTGTTCTCCATTCCACAACTTTTCAAACACTTCTAATACTTTAAAGCCAGCTTTTTCAGCCTCGATGCAAAACTCGGTGTCTTCACCACCACCAACGCCGTACTCTTCATTGAGTAGTCCAATTGCGTCAAATACTTTTTTGTGTATCATTACACAGAAAAATACTAAGAAGTCACGACCAGCGGGATCTGAGTGTCCCTTAATAATTCCAGAGATACCACAGTCTGGGTCACTAAATGGCTTGTCTAAAATGTCTAACCACTGGTTTGTACTCTGTTCTAGCAGGACTGTGTCGTTATTTAGCAGGATAATCTTGTCTGCTGTAGCTACCCTAATTGCTGCATTGTTGGCACCAGAGTACCCAAGCGCCTTGTCTGACCACACTACCTTTAGGTTAGGTACGGAGGTTGCTAGGTAGTCTAAATACGCCTTGGTGTTGTCTGTGCAGCCGTTGGCTGAGATAACCAGCTCAACATCGTCCATGTTGCTGTGCTTGATTACCGAGTCTACACAAGGCTTTAAGTACTTCTCGCAATGATTGTATGTGGGTATTACAATGCTATATTTCATTGATTATTGCTGTCGAAGTGTTTTTATCAATTGTTAATATACCATCACAGGCGATATTCCAATCTTCGCTGTTTGGCTCTTTTTCATCAACAAGCGGCACATTGATTTGAAGATGTTTAAAAAGATATTCTTTATCACCTTCAAATACACGCCAAACATGATCCCTTGAACCTCTGCCTTCTTGTCCCCTTGTTTTATTAAAACGGATTCTGTAGTGGTTCATACGACCTCCGCTGGCGTAGGGCAAGTACCTTGTTGTGTTGCTGGGATAACGCTTACATTAAAATGAATAAACTGAAAAGATTTGTTAGAAGCATGGCGGGTAAACGCATGAGCAAGCCAAGCATTGGTAAACATGAGCATACCGGGTTTAGGTTCAAAGTTAATCATTGAACTAGCTGGAGTAGCTTGAGTTATATCTTTTTCTGGAAGATTAATCTGCACTTTGGCTGGTCTTGGATCATGGAACACTGCTTTAGAACAATCTTTAGGTGTTTCAGTAAAATAAAAGCCCACGATCTGTGAACCAAATCCATGAATATGCTGATCCATTGCTGAATGTTTATAGTGTTCTTGACACCAAAATTCAGTAAAGACAGTATTAAATTGCGCCATTGCATATCCTTGCTCATCAAGAATATTCCAAGCCGTTTGTGCAATGTATCCAGATAGTTTATCCATACCTTTATACTCAAAAAGGTTGTCTGTCATATAGACAGGATAAATTTCATCTAGTTGCTTAACATCTTTTTTGCGTTTAGCTACTGCTTTTTTGCAAGCCGCTTTAGCATCAGCTAAGAACTCTGGCTTTTCAATAATATAGACCAATGATGGAAAATATTGATGAACTTGCAGTTGGTTATTTTCTTCAGTACCAACAACTTCTGGCTTTGTGGCATTACTAATTTGATTTTTAATTACATCTTCTTTTATAACATTGGCATTATTGCCCACGATATTCTCCTAGGAGGTTAGTTAGATACTACGGTTGTGTCTGCACTTGCAGGGGGTACTACTATATCCCAACTTTTGGTTTCTTCATTCCAAACATAGGGTTTATCATCAAAAGGTTTTGCTATAGGCGCTTCCCAACCCCAAATATTTTTATTTAATATCCAGCTTGGGTATGGTTGTGGAGCATAAAACACATCGTTTTCTTTATCGTATATGTAACCTATCCCAGCAAAATTACCTCTAAGGGCAACTCCACCATCTGGTTGGTTATCTGCGCCATAATGAACCCCACCTCTAGTGTTATAAGAAGTTTGAACCCAAGAAGCTGGATCTCCCCAATGCCCCGTATTAAGGACATCTTGCTCAATAACAATAACTTGAGCGACAACACCGTTTTCAATTTTTGCAAAATGTGACATAGTTAATATTTAAAAAATAATTGTTCCAGAAGAAGTAAATTTATAAGTTTTTTTACCGCCAACACAACTATATGTAGGAGAACCTGTTGTGGCAGATGCTAATCTGCAAGCAGCAATAATAACAACACCAGAGCCACCAGCCGCACCGCCGCAAGTTCTATTACCACCACCACCACCACCAGTATTAGCTGCTCCATTAGCAGCGCCATAATTACAAGATCCGCTGCCGCCGCCACCACTTCCGCCCGCACCGGGATAAGTACCATAAGTGGAAGATGCGCCACTTCCACCACCGCCAGCGTAATAAATAGAAGTTCCTGTAATTGAAGATGCTATACCAACACCGCCATTAGCACCAATAGAGCTACCATTTGAGCCTACTGCCCCCGCCCCGCCGCCACCTCCGGGTTTACCATATCCATTGTTTGTTCCGCCGTTATTACCTTGACCAACAGTTCCAGTTCCACCAATATTAGAACTTCCATTTCCGCCGTATCCACCGCCACCCGATCCACCTGAACTTCCTAGAGCGGAATACGTTCCGCCACCACCACCACCGCCAATAGAAGTAGTTGTAGTAACTCCTGTTCCAGAAAATTGTGAATTAGAACCGTTTTGCCCCGGTTGATTTCCTTTACACCCACAAGTATTTTTGGGAGCGCCAGCACCAACCGTAACTGTATATGTAGAGGCTGTTGATAAAGAAGCAGAGCCGTATAACAGTCCTCCAGCACCGCCACCACCACCGCCTTGAGTACCACCACCACCACCACCGCCACCAGCTACAACTAAATAAGAAGTTAAAACCGCACCGCTAGAACTAGCCCCAAATCCAAAGGCTTTTCCAGATATAGAACCTCTAGTAATAAGTGTTGGCATATTATTTAAATTGAGTTAAAGATGCTAAAACTGTATACGTTGGTGTTGCAGCCGTTTTAATAATTGTATAAGTATATACGTCAATACCAGAAGCATTACCAGCAGTAGGCGCACCGCCCTGCCACTTGGTTGTTACTCCAGAAGCAGTTCCATCAATATACACCGCAGTATTGTAATACGCAGTTGTGGTTTGAGTTGTTAGCAATGCCATAGTTACTGATTGACCTGTTGCCAAAGCTGAAGCCATTGTTGTTCCAGAACTAAATACCAAACTAATAATCCAGTTATTAGCCGCATTGGAAGTGTAATACTGAACCGCACCGCTATTCAAGTAGTAGTTTTGAGTAGAAGCAGGGTAGTTTGCAATAATGCTAACTGTTTCAGCCGCATTTAAAAGCACTTCAGCTAGGATACTGCTTGTGCCATTAAATGTCTGTGTGCCTGTCCAAGTATTGTTTGCGCTAGTAGTTACAGAAAGACCAGAGTATCCAGAGTATCCTGAAAAGCCAGAAGTAGCAATACCTGAATAGCCGCTAGTACCAGAGTAACCTGAAGTAGCAATACCTGAGTAACCAGAGAAACCAGAATAGCCTGATACCGCTACGCCAGAGTAGCCAGAGATACCAGAGAAACCTGAGTAGCCCGATACTTGTGCGCCAGAGTAACCAGATAATCCTGAGAAACCAGATACCCCAGAGCCAGAATACCCAGAGAATCCTGAAATTCCTGATCCACTGTAGCCAGAGATACCAGAGCCACTGTAGCCAGAGATACCAGAGCCACTGTAGCCAGAGATACCAGAGCCACTATAGCCAGAGTAGCCAGAGATACCAGAGTAGCCAGAGAATCCACTATAGCCAGAGATACTAGAGCCACTGTAGCCAGAGATACCAGAGCCAGAGTAGCCAGAGATACCAGAGTAACCACTATAGCCAGAGATACCAGAGTAACCACTATAGCCAGAGATACCAGAGTATCCAGAGATACCAGAGAAGCCACTGTAACCAGAGATACCAGAGTATCCAGAGATACCAGAGAAGCCACTGTAACCAGAGATACCAGATCCAGAGAATCCAGAGATGCCAGAGTAGCCACTATAGCCAGAGATACCAGAGAAGCCACTATAGCCAGAAATACCAGAGAATCCAGAGATACCGCTGTAGCCAGAAATACCAGAGTATCCAGAGATACCACTGTAACCAGACCAACCACTTATTCCGCTAAATCCTGAAATACCATTTGCAATGGCAAATATAATTGGAAGCGCATTTGCAAAACCTGTTGTTCCAGTTCCGGAAGAACTTACTAATGAAACTGGAATTGTAAAATATGTTGTGTTATTGGTTGGTGTAGCAGTTATAACCCAAGTCTGTGAATTGGCGCTGTTAGTTTGATCTTGTATAACTATGTCTTCAGTTGCCTGAAGTAATGCCAAGAAAACAGTAATATCTACACTTGTATCTGCAAGTGTACTAACATTTAATTGAGTTGCGCTAGTTTGTACAACATTATTCCACGATAATTTTAATGCTCCTGGATTACCCGAGGTTAAAAGTGTATTAGCTGAATAATAATAATAATTGCTTGATATGCCACTTGCACCAGAATATCCTGATACTCCAGAACCTGAATAACCAGAGATACCACTGTAGCCAGAGATACCACTGTAGCCAGAGATACCACTGTAGCCAGAGATACCACTGTAGCCAGAGTAGCCACTATAGCCAGAGTAGCTACTATAGCCAGAGTAGCCACTATAGCCAGAGATACCAGAGTAGCCACTATAGCCAGAGATACCAGAACCAGAGTATCCTGAGATACCAGAGTAGCCACTATAGCCAGAAATACCAGAGAATCCAGAGATGCCAGAGTAGCCACTATAGCCAGAGATACCAGAGTAGCCACTGTAGCCAGATATACCAGAGTAGCCAGATATACCAGATTTACCACTATAACCGGATAAACCACTGTAGCCACTATAGCCAGAAATGCCAGAGCCACTGTAGCCAGAAATGCCAGAGCCACTGTAGCCAGAAATGCCAGAACCACTGTAGCCAGAAATACCACTGTAGCCAGAAATACCGGAGAACCCACTGTAGCCAGAGAATCCAGAGAAGCCAGAGATACCAGAGAAGCCAGAGATACCAGAGAAGCCAGAGAAGCCAGAGATACCAGAGATACCAGAACCACTGTAACCAGAGATACCAGAACCACTGTAGCCAGAGATACCGGAGAATCCACTGTAGCCAGAGATACCGGACAATCCACTATAGCCAGATAAACCAGCACCACTATATCCAGATAACCCACTGTATCCAGATTTACCACTATAACCGGATAAACCACTGTAGCCAGACCAACCAGAGACAGGGCCAACAACTTCAGTTGATCCATCGCTGTAATAAATTGTTAGATAACCCGTAACTGGGTCATAAATAATATTGGTAATGAGTTTGCCAGGCGAGGCAGCGTTAGCGATCTGAGAGACAGACGCTTGTTTTGTTACACCATGTTGTACAACTACAGTTTGCTCATCCCCTGTTAAAGTGGTGGCAACTGGCAGTTGAGTTATCGGTAAATTTGCCATTTATTTTATGTATAGGTAAAGGCACCATGCAACGTTGCTGTTCCATAAGTGGAAAATGCAGAAACGTCCACAAGACCTGTAATGGTATATGCTGGAGATGTTGCGGTAATTTGTGTTGCGGTATTAATTGTAAACATTGCGTTAGTTCCACCAAACTTGATGTTGGTGATATTTACAAAGTTAGCACCTTGAATGACTACGGTTGTGCCACCAGCTTGAGGCCCATTAATTGGGCTGACGCTGTATATTGTTGGCATTAATGGGGGTGGTGCTGAAATAAACTGGCTTTTTAAATCTAAATTACCAGGTGCCCCACCTTGGCCGTATGGTGCGCCTTCAATGTACAAGTTGTTGTATTGGACATTATTATTTGGTGCGCCTTGCGTGTCCATGAGATTTGGGGCAATAGCAATGTCTACATCGGGGCGTGGAAAGCGAAGAGCAATGTTTTCAGTTTGTAGTGCTGGAAGACGCCATGGATCAAAGTTATCTAGGTCGTCCTTACACACCCGCATCCCCGGAAAATTAGGGTCGGGCATAAGTTCTGTGTAGCCAAACTTCCTATTGCAGCGGTCACAGACCGCTACAGATAGGACAGAGTTACCACGGGTGTCAAGGTAGACA